TCTTTCCTGAGCTGTCACTTGCGATTAGGTGCAACCGGCTGGTTCACTGCCCCAAAGTTACTTCTTCGAAGTAACATTAATGGGGTTGCGCTCACGCGCTTCCCTCTAATCCTTTGATTGAGGGAGGTATAACTCCATGGCTATAAAATATATCAGTGACTCTTTTCTATTCTCCAGGGATTTAATTAAACCTGGAGGTGGTATACCAAATTATTATCGTTATAATTATGGTACCACACTAGTACGGTCATATGATAAACTTATCCGTGTAAATCCTTCCCGGGTAAAACCGGCGGATTTAGCTGCTAACCCGACTTCTCAACCACTCGTATGGGATTACAAATGTACCCACGGAGTGTATAAGAAACCGGAAGCATACCTGAAGAATGAAAGCGGAGTAGGAGACGTATATAGGGAGAGTTATACCCCATATATTTATCCCGTTCCAAAAAACATTCCCAGCGTAAACACGGGTTCGACAAAACATCTGCTTCGTATTAGGTCTCGCGTTAACGATGTTTCATCGTTAGTCGCGGAACTTCATAAGTCTGCAGACGGTTTTGTTACTATAGCCGAAAAAGCACGCAAGATAGCCAATAGGGTTAAGGATGCCCGGAAAGGTAAGTTTCGTTCCCGCAAGGAATTGAAACTTTCCGATATTTCGGACACCCACCTAGCGGTGGCCTACGGGATAAAACCCGTAGTCAGCGATGCGTACACTGTGTGGGAAGGGACAGAGCGGGTAAACCGCGCTTTCCTTCACACTATCAGAACGAGGCATACTGAGAAGGTGTCCTACACGGACTCCAACTCAAAACCCTGGCAGGGCACAGTTGTGCATACCAGGACCTCGCTTGTACGTATGAATCCTCATGCCGGAAATTACGACATAGGGAATCCTCTTGAATGGGCTTGGGAAAATATTCCCTTTAGCTTTGTCCTCGACTGGTTTGTTAATGTCGGGGACACTATAGCAGCTTCATTCGTAGATCGCTCGTGCCAACATGTGAGCACGGTTCGTAGCGTCAAGACTGAGCTAACGAACCGGAAACCTAACTTACCCGCTCCTTACGTACTTGTACGTAATGCTGCTTGTAAGTATAGGTCTCACAAGCGAGACGTTCTAGGTGCTTTAGAAGTACCTGATCGTGTTCGCTTGGAACCCACTAAGAGCCTCAGCGCCTTATCTAACGCTGTGGCCTTGTTGGTATCTGTGCGCGCTAGGCGATAGCCATTTTGGTATCGTTTTGTGCGTTTAATTTAACGGGCATTTCGCCCATTTTACTGGCATTGCGCCAAAGGAGTATAGCATGTCTGCTATATCATCAATCACCCTGACGGATAACGCCGGGGCTTCAAATAACAGAGTTTTCGACCCTGTCTCCACCTCCGGTGGTGTTGCACGGTGGACTTGTAAGGACAGCAATACTGCTGCTGGACGACCCACCCTGCAGCTTACGTTCGATGAACGTAAGCCTAACCGTGCAACCGATCGCGTAAAACTGTCTTTCAGCTACCCTCAAGAGGTACTGGTTGACGGTGTCTACGTGATCGAAAACACTGCACGGTTCACCGCGGATATTGTGGTGCCTTCTGGTTTGACTGACGCTGAGCGTGAGAAATTTGCATACCTCGTCATGCGTAGCATGGCTAGTACGCCGATTTTCAGCGCTTATAACCTTCTCGAGGCTGTCTACTAAAGACAACCAAGATAGGACGTCATCATGCGTCGACATTGTGATAAGGAAATCAAAAGACCTTATCAGCTTCGATTTTAAAGGATCGCATACTGCGCTCCTTATCTTAGCAGCAATGGTTGTAGTTTTTAAGGCGTTGCCTTAGCTACATTTACAGCACATGATAGTCAAAACAGTTCCCCTCCATTGCGGAGGGTAGGCTAACCATAAATTATCCTGGAGGTATTTATGCCGAATACTCCTTGTGAGTATCCTTCGAACCTTGCGTTCGAAATCGAAGTTGCTACCGATTTGGCTTTGCTGATCGACTCTCCTCGCGGGCTTACCGTCCTGCTCCTCATTCAATATGAGGAGTGGGAGCAGCTGCTCGCTTTGGATTTCGATCCTGCCAACTATGTCGACCGAG